ATGCCAATTTTTACCATCTTGGCATAGCGGCTATCAACGTCTAAGCTGTGCCCACTTCGAGTAGTCACGCCTTCCATGTTGTCGTAATGGAAGTAATCACCAAGGTTAACAATGCAGCACTCGTCACAGCGTGGCGCGGTCTTTACCAATCGGTCAAACACAGCAGTAAACTTATCCTCTGCAATCATTAAATCCCAATCTTGCCCCGTTTCATCTGCCCAGCTGAGCATACCGATATGCGGATCACCAAGCGGGTAGACTGCCATCGTGTCCTTTGAGTAGCCTTTGTCTGCCTTGCGCGGTTTGATAGGCTTAACGTCTTTACATAGCGCCTCTACCGCCTCTCGCATTAACTGCTCTTTGATGTCCCAGTCTTGCGCGGTCTTAACCCATTGTATACGTGGCTGGCCATCTTCGCCGTATAACGTTGACGTGCCCTTTACCTGGTAACCTACCGGTACCTGGTGTGTCATATCATGCGCCGGTGATTCACCACGTTTTGCACACTTAGCTTTAAGCGATGTGATCGACTTCGCAATAGTGGAAGGGTCAATACCTAGCTCTGCTGCTGCTGCTGCTTGAGTTCCAAGGCGCTCGATTGATTCGAGGAATTCTATTTGGCGATCAGTTGCCAGTTCTTTTTGTAGTGGTGTCATAGTGTTGCTCCGTTCATCATCTTAAAAATAGCATTAACGGTCACATCATGCGCGTGCTCTCGTAGTTCGTCTTTTTGTTGTTTTGGTAGTCGTAAGTAGTGTTCCCATTCTTTGTCGCTGAGCAACTCAGCAACGTCATAACACATGTCGAACATTGAGAACGGGCCGGATTTGTCGCCGTGAACGTCCCACATGACACGGCCAACCATATTTTGGTTTAGCCGTGATAGCAGGTGTTTTAGTGGTTTTGGTTTGTTCATTTTGTGTGCTCCTTTGTGTGAACCCTAAATATAGCCTACTTGTCGGATTGTGCAAGTTTTTCTAGGCGCTCGATTTCTGCCTGTGCGTAGAACTTAATCTTTTTGGCATCGCGCAGCATATCGGAATGACTTACCAAGCCGTAGCGGTAACATGCGCGAAATATCTCACCAATCTGCGCATTCATATTGCGATGACTAATAAGGTGCTGCAACTCAGCTGCGCATTCTGGTAGCTCGTAATAGCTGGCGGTTGAGCCGTCGCTGCGTTCTTTGTCATCCGAGTCTAGAAGAGCTCGCACTTTTTCTTGAGCGTATTCGGCGAACTCTTTTGTTTTTACATAGTGATTATATTTATCAGCCATTAGTTTTTCGGCTGGCTTGTCTTCTGACTCAGGGTCGCCCCAAACAGCCCTATATGCCGCTTCGCTGTCCATTGTTTTCCGCAGCTCCTTAAATTTATCGGATTTTGATGCTTTGTCCGAATTCGCAGGGACTTTGATCCTGTCTATGTATTTTCCTAATTCTTCTTTTGTTATAAATCTGTCGGTATGCAACAAAAATTCATTATCTTTCTCTGGAATCCAGTCCGGCATGGTTACGCTTTTGTGGGTGGCCAAGATATCGCCTCTTGGTGATGTTTGTAGCTCTCCATGCCATTCTCCATTTATAAACAGCCACTCCTTAATCTCCGGCTTTTCGTGCCCGTGGTCGTAGGGGTTTTCGCCACGATCTATATGCCCCCAGAAATTAGAAATCTGAGGTGATTTCCCCCAATCAAAAGCATCGGACAAGATACCACCGGCCAAGTCCCATGCTGGCCTATAATGGCACTCCTCGAAATCAATAATCCTCTGCAATTCATAATCCGCCAGCGCCTCGCCAATAACGTCAGCTATTTGTTTATAGCACGTTAGGTCGGTTGGTTTCATTTGTTTAGCTCCTTTAGTAGTGCGTCGGCCATGGATACGGCGCTAGCCGCCGCGTGCTCGTAATGCTGCGGGCTATTACTGTCTGTGGCTTTCCATGCTATGTTTGCCATAATATTCATAGCAATCATTTCGCGCTTAGTTAGGCCATTGCAATTTGGATTCATGTTGATTCCGTCTATTTGCTCACCAATTGGCATCGCTGGCATATCTGCGTTATTCATTGCTCTCTCCTTAGTATGTCCACTCAATCTAATTCATCCGGATCTTCTGTTTCGCTGCATTCAATATGCGCAACCCCAAATGACTTGCAAGCTTTCTCATCGTCATCGTAAACAGCTTCTCCACAGTAAAAACAATTATCCATGTCGGCTCTCTCCTTTGGCTTTGGCGATGGCTGCCTCAATTTTGGGCAGGTCAAACTCGCTCCCTAGAAGCTCTAAGCAGTACTCCAAAGCCTCAAGCATATCCGGCGCGGCTGCGATGAGGTTGGCGTTGGCAATATGCTCCGATAACTTACTTTTGTACGTATGTTTTGATCAAATTAATGCACCATTTTCTTCGCATTCAATAGTAATATAATCTGAATTTAATATCTCGCTCGGATAAAATGCAACCCAAGGCCCTTTAGTATATTCTGTCATTTTATTTACTCCCCTATTATACTAACACTAAATTCCCAAAACGCTTCGTCATCGTCAGGCAGGGATATTTCTTTATACGGTAGTATTTTTATGCATCCTTTTTTTTCTAGCCATAGATAAAACCATGTTTTTGAGCCTTCTTCTTTCCACTTCTTTACTTCGTCACTAACATCAAAGTCAATCAATGCCGTGCAGTTTGCATCTATTTGATACGAATCATGCTCTCCTGACGAAAATGACACTAAGTGACCTTTTACTATTTTGTTCTCGTTATTCATCTTCTCCACTCCTTTATTAAACACCTATTCAGTGTATCACATGCTATACGGTTAGCAAGCCTTTGATCTGCTCCAGCTTCTCAACCTGCCACTGCTCAAGCGCCCTTGCATAGCGCCCCTGTTGGTGATTCTTCATCACGTCGATGCTCACACCAATAGCGCGGGCCTGCTGTGTTGTTGAGAAGCCTAGTTTTACTAGGTCGTTTACTAGGTTGGTCATACATTCACCAAATATATATGTGTAAGTTTAGCCATTCATGCTGTGAATGGCGCGTGGTAGTCTATGAGTTATGCGAAGCCTCTAACCTTGATGTGTTTGATATAACTGTTCTTTCGGACTGCAAGCAACCGCATGACATAGTGTTTCCTGAGTAAAGGTTTGAAGTCCTAACCTTTTTTGTGTTTCCGCATTCACATTTGCAAAGCATTACCCTTTCCCCTGCCCTTCCGTCCTTTCTTTTTGTTGAATGGCTATAACTGTCAACTGTTAGCTTCCCAAAAACCTCTCCTCCCATTAAAGATGGCCTCTTTATTCCCATACCTTCCTCTCCTCTCGTTTATGGTGTGTCCCACTTAGTTACAGTATCAATTGCCGCACTCAAAAATCCTTCCCTTTCATCTTGATTGAACATGCCATCGCCTTCTGGCTCAGCTTCGTACACCAATTCACCCCGAACGTCTGGACATTCAGCTGTAAAGCAACCATGGCGCAATCTTAAGTACGCCACCTGCTCCCCGTCCTTCTTTACGTCGTACTGCTCTGGCGATTCGTTGCAGGTTTTTATTAGCTCGTATCCGTTTATGATCATTGTGCTGCTCCTAATTAATAAAACACCAACACAGTGTATTCTATGAAGTTCTGGTGTGCAAGCTAAACAACGCAAAAAAACAACGGCCAAAACAAAAACATGGCAAGGACATCCATGTAAGTGAGTACCACTACATTTTCGTCCCGAATAATCATGAATGACACTACAGCTCCGATTAATAAGTATGTGATTAGTAAGGATATAAAGATCATTTGATCGCTCCAGTTTGTTATGTCTTTTTAGCTTATACGCTAATTTAGCGCCTTGCAACTAAAAAAATAAGATACACAACATACACAAATCATACACACTGCTGTGTATAATTAATGATAATCATTCGTATTGTAAGTCTTTGTTTTATATATATTTTTTATATATATATTATATAAATAAGATAAAGATACACAGATACACAGACACCTAAAGACTAGTCAGCAGAAAACCACCTATTTTTAGAAAGTGTCTTAAGGATTGTGTGTATTTGTGTATGTTGTTTCGAAATGAGCTGTAAGCTGTTGATTTGTAAGGGTTTTAAACATACACAAAGCGTGTGTATCTCTGTGTATGTTTGTGTATTTGCAAGATTGCAAATGCCCTACAACCCTTATAGTACGGGGTTTCTAGCAGTTTTTAAAGTATTTTATTACCGGCTGTCCTTTGCGCTCGTTTCCTGTGTCTTGTTTTGTTACATGACCAGCCTCGACAAGCTCATCTAAGACAGCAGGATCAAACCCACGCACACGGTTTTTAATAACACCAATGGTCTGACCTTCATCTTTAGATAGAAAGCTAATGATCTTCGCCGCCATGCGGTCTGTTTCGCTCTCTGCGCTGTTTGAATGGGCGAGCAATAGCTTCGCATCAATATCCTGCTTAGCAAGCGCCACGGCCCACCTGACGTGCTCAGCGGTGCGTAAACCCTCCGGTAGTGCCAGTATCAGACTAACCTTCGAGGCCATTTCATAGCCACGACGAGGAACGGCCTCCAAGCCTGTTTGGTTTTTGTGCTGTTCTGCCAATTCCCAAAAGTATTGATAGGCACTGTCTAGCAGTTCGGCGGCTTCGTCGGTTGTAGGCACGCTGGTTTTTTCGCCGGTGAACTCAATACGGGCGTCCGGCACAACACTAAAAGAACCTGGTGCATGGATATTCTGTAGCGTGGCCTTCATCGTTTCCGGCATCGGCAACTTCTTGAACATAGCCTTGCGCTTTGGATTGTTCTCCTTTTCCCTAAATATCATTGAACGAGACAGAAAACCGTTTGTTGCCTGCTCATAATCAAACAACCCGTCGAACGTCGTTGCTGTTGTGTAGCCGATAATGGATAGGTACGGCGAATCAATCCCCTGATCAATCGTCGATAACTGGCGCTCGACCGTCTTTAGCTTCCGTTCAAGCAGGTCAGAACTGCGCCCGTCGTCTAGCTGTTTATTGATTGCTGCGTATTCTTTGCTTAGCACACCCCTGATTTCTTCTTTAAGGTCACCAGTGATTGGCAAGAATGAATCCGCTTTTGAATACACCGACATTACGGCACCTAATAAACCCTCAAGGTAAGAGGCCCCGCCACGGGTCATTGCATTCTTAACCTTGGTTAACTGGATGCCTAATTCATCCACTGAGTAAAAAGCCGCTTGGTGGCGTAGTAGGTTTCTGTATAGCTCCTGCTCTGATTTGAACGCGCCATATAATGCCGGTGATAAATCACACACGCGCATGATCTCTGCAAACGCTTTGCCCACGGCTTCTTTACCGGTGCTCGAGCCAGCTACGCAAAACGCGATGATGTTAGGGGTCATGCCGTCCATTTCATCACGGTAGCGCATACCGGCAATATTACTAATAGCCGTTAATGCCGCAGCCACCGCTAGAGATTCGCGAGGATATAATGACTGGGAGTTAATCCAGTCTGCCAACTGGCCAACAAAGCCAGGCGGGCGCAAAAGGTCAATGTCCTGCGGCGTAGTGTCTTCCGGCATATCAAACGTGACGCTTGGCGTAAACTGCACGGATTCTACGTAACCGCCTTCGCGGGCGTAGTGTACAAGGGTGCCTAGTGATACTGGATTGCTAGACTTACCGAATGACTGCCAGCGCTTGTCTAACTCGCTAGATGATGGGTAGGTATTGCCGCCTGCGCTCCAATCGTCCCATAAGTTAAACCCACTGCCTTGCGTGGCGTGGTGCAGTGCCATGCCGATGCGAATCCATTCTTCATGGCCACACGATGGATTAATGCACGCTAACATATCTCGCAAGTCAGCGTCTGATACGTCAACTGTTTGACCATCTACCACGGCGCGGTGAAATTCAGGTTTCTTTAGTAGCTCGATCAATGCCTGAGGGGCGGGGGTGATGTCGGATGGGTCGCCATGCTCCGCCTCGTATAGATTGCCACTGGCGTGAACAGAACCAGCTCCCACAACAAAGCCACCTGTCTTGAAGTCGATACCGCTGAACTCTTTATGAGTCTGGACCATGGCGATAGGCTCGGGAAGTGAAAAATAAACGTGTTTTGAGCCGCCACCGCTGCCTGTCTCGACAATAAAGCCAGACTCCCTCGCTGATGGGATTAGAGCGCACAGCTTCTCATAAGATGAAACCCCGCCGTTGCGAGCGTCCACGTCTACAACAAGCAAACCAGAAACCAAAACACCAAAGCCAGTTTTAAAGTGGCCTAGCTCTTCAAATACTTCTAGCTGGTCTTCTGACCAGTGTGGGGTGTGTTGCCATGCGCTTGTTCTAGGGTGTTTAAAAAATGCCTTACAATTAGGATTGCCGCATTCGCACATTTCGTCTTTAACGCCGTATAGACCGAAAACTTTTAGGCCCGCGTCTATGTATTCTTGATGATCCATTAGTTTTGCTCCTTATTTTCCCATGAAATAACATCCGGTCTTAAGTCTTCCCTTTTGAAATCCCCGCCTGTTTTTATTTCTGCTACGATTGCACACTTTGCACTAATACGGCCACGGGCAATCCAGTTGAAAACTGCTTGGCTTGAAACACCCATTTCACTGGCTAATTGAGATTGCCCACCAAAGTAACTAACTAAACATGTTAGCTTGTCCTTTTGCTGCTGTTTTATTTTTTCTGCGTATGTCATTTTATGATCTCCTATGTAAGTGGCTGAACAATAGCACACAAAAAAAGTTTAAAAAAGTGTTTACTTTTCATTTTTGATACTTTAATCTGCTCACCACTGGCTAACACAAACCAGTAAAAACAAACCAAAAGGAGCAAAGCCAATGAGCTTATTAGATGAACTAGAATCATCAGCGCCACAAGCGCCAATGATCACAATCGTGGGGTTTCCAGGTGCCGGTAAAACGTCGCTCGCTGGGCTATTCCCTAAATCAATCTTTATCCAAGCGGAAAACGCTAAGACTGTATTCGAGTCGGTTGAAGGCGATAATAAGCCGGCCTTCCTAAAGCACTTACCTTCGCCATCCAAGGCAAACCAAGTGCATACCTCTAAGGAGGTTATGAGCAAGCTTCGCATGATCTTACAAGAAGAGCACGACTATCAAACGCTAGTGATCGACTCTATCACCTCGCTTAATGCTTTATTCGAGCAAGAAGTTGTTGAGTTTGACGATCCGAACAACGGCAAAAAAACCGAATCTATCGGCAACGCCGCCGGCGGATACCATAAAGGCTACGATGTATCTATGGGAATGCACGCAAATGTCGTGCGAGCTTGTGAGTACATTCGCAGCAAACGCAACATGACAATCGTATTCTTGGCGCACACTGGCTTAAATAAGGTTAAAAACCAGCCGGATGAAACCAGTGAATACAGCACCTATTCTCTAGCAATGCACGAACGCAGCCGCAAAATCTATATTGATAAAAGCGACGCTGTGATCTACATTAAAAAAGAGCAGTTCGTTATGGGCGGTGAGCAAGACAAAAAAGGCAATCAAACGAAAGCCGCGCGGGTTACAACAACCGGCGACCGTATTTTGATCACCTCGTCAGACGGTACTGTCGGCTATGTTGACGCGAAAACGCGCTACAAAATGCCACAGGAGATTAAATTCATGGAAGGCGAAAACCCTTTGCTTTCTTACATTCCATTTTTCAACCAAACCAACAACCAATAAAAGGAAAACACTATGTCATTCTGGGATCTATCAGACGGTAACAAAGCAGAATCAAACGGCTCTATGGATATGGGTGGCGGCAACATGGAGCCAATCCCTAACGGTACGGAGCTGTTAGCGTTAATCGACGAAGCCAAGCTCGACAGCTACGAAGATGATACCTATATTAGCCTTCGCTGGACTGTGCAAGCGCCAGAACAGTATAAGAATCGCAAGATCTTTCAAAAGGTTCGTGTGTTCGACACTGACTCGACAAAAGCCGATAAAGCAAAGCGCATGCTAATGGCAATTGACCACAACTGCGGTGGTAAACTAGCGGCATCAGGTGAAGCGCCAGGTGATCACAATATGCCTGCGGCATTGTGCGCCAAGCCGATGATGATTAAGGTGCAGATTTGGGAAATTAACGACAAGTCTGGCAACTGGGTATCATCCGTAGCAGCTCGCAATGCAACGCCAGCGCCGCAACCTGCGACGACTGACAATAATGCAGACGGCGACGATATTCCGTTTTGATCTTTAATAGGCGCGGCCAATGTGCCGCGCTTAAAGGAGTTTTTAATCATGGATTACATAGAAAAAGTAAAGAAAGCCATTAATCAGCTAGAAGCTGAAAGCCATCTGTCATCTGCCAATCAGTATTGGCTTTCAGAGCTTAAAGAGCTAGACCAAAAAGATGACGACATTACTGAAAGAGATTTTGCATTAATTGAACTGCTTACACCTATTGATTTCAATATAAGCAGTTCAATACCAGCGAGAAAGCAATTGGTCGTTAGCCGCAGGAATGAAGTGCAAATAGTAGTACCATTTTTAACAGGCGCTCCATTGGAAAAAGCCCTTGAATGGCTAAAAAGTAATAAGTTTAGCGGCCTTTGGGATTAAATAAGCGAGAAAAACAAATGACAACTGAAAACATAGAACAACGGAGCAAAAGCTGGTTTGAAGCCCGAAAAGGCCGCATAACTGGCAGCGTAGCGGGGGCAGTGCTTGGCCTGAACCCGTACATGAAGCCAGCCGATGTTATGCGCAACATGGTGCGCGACTATCACGGGGCAGATAGAGAATTTAAAGGCAACGTGGCGACGGAATACGGCACAGCAAACGAGCAAACTGCTATTTCATCCCTTGAAATGTTTCACCTTGATCAGCCAGTTGAAGAAACCGGCTTTCACGTTCACCCTGAGCACGACTGGCTAGGCGCAAGCCCAGACGGGTTGATCGGTGAAGACGGCATAGCGGAAATTAAATGCCCATTTGGCCAGCGAGGCAAATACGTGCCAGAGTTCAAATCGCTAACAGATCAACCGCACTACTTCGCACAGGTGCAGATTGAAATGGCATGCACTGGCCG